GAATAGCATCGATCTTGTACAACTGCTCCTTGTAATACCAATGCTTATATGCAGAACGAAGAACAGAAATACCTTCGATGTTACCGGCTTCCATATCGAATGTAAAGACTAGCATCTTCTTGATAGGAATAACAACCGAATCATTCACATCAAAGGAATTAGCCGGATAAAATTCGACGCTATTAGGCCCACCATGACTATCAAAATTCCACTGCTTAACATCCATTGGATGCCTAGGAGCAAGCTTCTTCAACACCATTCGCATTTCACCATCAACAACGCGCTTCTCCCAGACCTTCTCAAACATGTAATAGCCAAAATCGCACATAAGAAGTGACTCAGTGAGGAACTGAGACCAGGAATACGTCGTATACTCCCACAAACAATCCGTAACAAACTCCGCAATCTTTACATCCTGAGGCTTATCTGACGCTGGCTCAATATACCAACGCGCGGCAAGCACTGGAGTCTTGACTAAACGAAGCGTTCCTCTAACCGCACCATCACTCTTACGCATACGATCATACTGCTCAAGACCCTTAAGATCCTGCAAATCGCGATTATATTCCTTACGCGTCTCAGATACAAAAGGAGAAGGCGAAGTAGAACCTAATTCGCTCAGATTAACTTCTGCTAATTTAGTAGTCTCACGCTCTGACACAACAATAAACGGACGACCCTCATTCACTACCACTTCTTCTAGGTCATATCGCGTTAATAAATCGTTCATGTCGATAGTCGCAACCCCGGGCCCCCCTGTATCAGAGACCACAGGAGCCGCAAAACCTAAATATTCCCGCAGTCCCATTAGAAGACTCCTCCGCTTGTGAAGTAGCCGGAGCTACCACTTATGTCGGCAAGTTGTGAATTGGTATCGGCAAGCTCGTAAGGCAATGAAGAACCGCTAATATCATCAACGGCATCGCTTAAATGCATAGTCGCTCCGAGCTTGAAGATGTGCATCAGTCCATATCGAATAGCGTCAGCTGCGTGGTTCTGGCTTTTGTTGTCGCCTTCCGGGGCATTACGCCCATTCGTCCCTTCAGGTGCACGGTAGTTGTTGAATTCCTCAATGACTTCAATGCAGCTGTGGTCGACGAAGAACGCGGGCGCGTAGATTGGGCCTCCGAATTCGTCTTCACCCTCTTCCCTATTGAGGAACGAACGGATAAGATCAATTCCTTCACGCCATCCACCAGCATCTCTGCTACCCTTCCCCGTTTCACTACCTGATTTGGCCTTAGGATCTGCAATACAAGGAACCAATAGTTGACTCACAATTGATACCGCCTCTGGATCGGCAGCATCTGCAAAACCTAAGTCAAGGTGGTAGCCATCAGGCTGGGGTCGAGCCTTCATTTGCCGAATATGGTCATGAACACTCGTGAAAGACTTGTAGTGCACTCGCCATATATAAATACGGTCTTGCGGATCGACCTGAAATTCTACGAATGCTGCAGGATTAGTGTATCCCCAGTCAATGCACATGTAGTTAGGCCACGCCGGATTGAAGTTTACGTTCCTTACGTTGGTCGTTACATCCCACTCTGGGAAAATCTTTCCTACGAACGAACCGAAGTCCGCGCCAATTTCCTGATCAAAGGCCTCCGGACTCATCGTCCTACGCAATAATCGTATTTCAGGGTCGAGTTCACCATCGGGGTAAACAGCCGAATTCGCCCAACTGGGGAATCTCCAACTTTCATACTCAGGAATAGTATTATCCTGACCATACATCCAAAGTTTGTACAGCCAATTATATCCCTCAGGTGTAGTGGGGAAGTCTGCGCCACCACGACGATCAGCTAAAGCTGGACGAATGAATCGTTCCCACGTATCAGGATTGTGCTTTGCCGCCTCAGACATGATTACCCAGTCCAGGGCATCACCAACGAGATTCTCCGGATGATCTGCAGAGCGAACTTCGACACGAGTATTCCAAGGGAACTGAATAAACATGTTGCCTTGCTTCTTGCTATACGCACGCTTAATTGTCTTATCGCGACCAAGCTGTTGCCTGACAATCAAATCATGCCATATAACACGAAACTCTTTTTCGCCTAGGTCGTACGTAGGAGCAACAATCCAATACAACCTATCTGGAAGAAAAAGTTTAGGCTCCAGATCACGAGCAGCCATGGTGCTTTTACCAAATCGTCTACCACAGTTCGGAAGCCTAAAACGGGCTCTACTGGTATGGTATAATAATTGCTGTGGGTGCGGATCATAACCTATACGCCTAAAGAAAGCCGCTTTATCAATTCCTACCTGGCCTTCCACGCTTACTCTTCGCTTTCTGAACCTGCAGCCGCCGCAACGAATCCCGTAACTTCGGAAATGAAGTCCGCAACAGGATTAGTAGCACCATAAGCATCGTCACCGACGCGACCAAGTACACGCTCAGTAATATACTTCTGCGCATCAAGTCGTGTTCGCTCGTTAGTGCCGTGAATAGCGGTATGCACAATACCTAGGATAGCGGCGCCAACATTCTCTCGAAGGAGGCGGCGTGCGATCTGTTCGTTATCCTCTTCGGTATGAATCGTGCGCTCAGCGATAAGAGCATTAAGGGCATCGTCAGGTACCCAAGAGCTATCGGACTCTTCCATGTTCATGCCCATCTCCTCTCAAACGAGTTGCACTCTAGCTCTATTATATGGTGAACATTAGAACCGAAGCATACACCCTAGATATAATAGTAACCCTACGTGATAGCAATTGAGCCACAGTCCATAACAGGAATTTCAGGTGAATCAGTAACCTTAGCATAGATGTCATACATACCAGGAGTAAGTCCCGTAATCATTACGCCTACTTCAGCACCCAATGCAACAGCAGGAATCCATGTAGATGGTCGCTCACCATGCTCCGCAATACTAGTAGAAATACCTTCAGTGACGATTACATTGTTTTTCTTAATAATAAGTGGCTGAAATTCAGTCGTCTCACGAGGATAACTATTGGGCTTCATTTCTTCCTTCCCATCGTCTAGGTGCCAAAGTGGCAGAACGAGCTATTCTTCTTGTTACACCTTGCCAACGTCTATCACCTATAACACCTATAACGACAATATTAAGACCCGTTGATTCAGCAACATTCCATGTAGTACTACGATATACTGAAACACCACCAGGAGTTTGTACCTCCCACGTTGTCAGTCTTGTGGATAGGATCGTCTTTTTCGTGTTCCACATTGTGAGACGTGGTGAATGAATTGCTTGCTTAACATTCCAGGTAGTAAGTCGTGGCGATGTTTCGGTACGCTTGACATCCCATGTAGTAGAATGGAACTTTGTAGTTGTCGTACTTAAGTGCCAAGTCGTCGGACGAGCCTCAGTAATTCTTACATTCGTATTCCATATGGCTACACGTGCTGATGTAACACTACCTGAAAGGAATACATCCCATGTGGTACTACGCGGACTAAGTACAGCCTGTAATACTCGCCAAGTAGTCGAACGTGTAGTAGGACCAACAGGGGTGAATACATCCCAAGACGTAGGTTGCAGTTCAGTAACGAATTTAAGTGTATGCCAAGTCGTACTACGAGATGTTGGCCCAACTGGAGTAAATACATGCCAAGAAGCAACACGAGGAGATACAGCAAGTCTTAACGTATCCCAAGTAGTAATACGCGTATTACTAATCGTCTTAGCAGTATTCCATGTCGTAGCTCTTGAAGATTCGGCAGTACGCAATACATGCCAAGTAGTACCACGTGATGATGTTGCCGAGCCTTGTACTTGCACATCCCAAGCAGTCAAACGTGAAGATGAAATGGTAAAGAGCGTATTCCACGTTGTTGATACGGGATCAGTAATAGTCTGCTTAACATCCCAAGTAGTCTGTCGCAGCACTAATGCAGAAGTGAAAACGTGCCACGTGGTAGCCCTCGAGTTTAAGACCACAGACTGAGTATGCCAAGTTGTCGATCGAGGCGAAGTAGTTATAGTATTAACGTTCCAAGACACAACCCGAGTAACTGTAGGAACTGTGAAGGAAACATTCCAAGTAGTCAAACGAGACGAGGACTCTATCTTTCGTACATTCCAAGTAGTTGATCGAACAGACGTAGCACTAGTTGTTACTTCTACATGCCAAGTTGTCGATCGTGCAGATGTTTCAGCCTTATTAACAATCCACGATGTGTCCTGTGTCTCGGTAATGAACTTCTTCGTATCCCATGTAGTAGGACGTAATACGTTAATTCGTCCAATAACGACCCACGTTGTGCTTCGAGGACTAGTCGCGGAAGTAAAGACGCGCCACGTCGTCGCACGAGAGCCTGTAGCAATCTGAGATACTTGCCAAGACGTATCTCTTGACTGTGTAATGAATTTTCGTGTATGCCAAGTAGTGGATCTAGCAGATACTGCGACGGTAGTAAATACATGCCACGTCGTAGGTTGTGTTTCAGTTACTACCTGTCTAGTATTCCATGTTGTTGACCTAGTAGACGTAACAGGCACATTTGCAAGTACATCCCAAGTAGTACTTCGAGGCGATGAAACTGCCTGAAGTGTCTTCCACGTTGTCAGCCTAGTACTAATACCACCTGAGATGAATATGTTCCATGTAGTTGCTCTAGTTGTAGGCGCAACTCTAAAGAGTGTATGCCACGTCGTAAGATTCGTCTCAGTGATAAACTTAAGCGTATGCCATGTGGTAAGATTCGTTTTAGTAACAGCCTGTCTAGTATCCCAGGTAGTAGATATCGGATCTGTAACAGCCTGAAGTGTGCGCCAAGTCGTTAATCTAGTTGACGTAACTGGTACAAGAGGAGAAGCTACATCCCAAGTAGTATCACGTTCAGAAGTAATGCGTCCTTTAATATCCCACGTCGTACTACGTGTAGATGTTGCAGGTGGTGCAGCTACATTCCAAGTCGTACCTCTACTCGAGGTGACATCTTCCATACCCTCAGTAAGAGCAAGTACAGATCCAACCAGGCTCGTAGTTGCGCCTGACCAACCAACTTGAATAGCGGACGAGTACCATTTCATTTGCTGATGGAAACCGCGATTCTGTGTGCCAAGATCAACAGTTGTAATGTTAGTCCAGTCAATGGTGGTGCTAGTTAATGCATCGTCACCTGCATGATATACCAAGAAGAGATAAAATGCTGTGCCAGCAATAATACCACCCGTGTAGCTAAAGATTTGGTTCGGACCTAAACTAGCAGAAGATGCACTCTGTCCAACACCTACTGCTCTAATAGCATTACCAGCAGTACCGGGAGCAACTGTCGCGCATACAAGTAACTTATTCGTAGCAGCAGTTGTGGTCATTACAACATTCTGAGTACCAGTCGCCACGTTATCTAGGAAGTAGATGTAAACGGCGCCTGGCTCAGTACCTTCTGTATCAAAGCGCATACGAGTCATAGCGGCGCCACCGTAAGTTACACCGCTTACTTCATCTGCTGTAGTACCATTCTGCTCAATTAAAACAATTGCACCACGAGCACTTGCGCCACCAGCATGCGACGTTGTTTGAGATCCCGTAGATGTATATGCAGTTCCAATAGTTGTCGCGATAAGATTAATTGGTGGAGGAGTCTCAAAAATAATTACATTGCTGAAACAGTAATCTTCAACGTTAGAATCAGTCCAGCCGGCCGTTATTGAAGAACCACTTGCTTTAATATCTTGATATGCGAAACCTCGAGCTGTTGCGCCATTCTGGGCATGA